CAGATGCCTGATGATGCATCATTTGAGATGTTGTATTCTAATCTCAAGGCACAGGGAACAGTTGATTTCTGGAGTACCTCATTCATTAGAGGAACTACTTTTGATAACACCATTCTTTTAGTAGATGAATTCCAGAATCTTAACTTCCATGAATTAGATTCTATCATCACTAGAGTAGGAGAGAATTCTAAGATTGTATTCTGTGGAGATGCAACTCAAACTGATTTGGTTAAGACTAATGAAAGGAATGGCATCTTTGAGTTCATGAAGATCTTGAAAAATATGCCATCTTTTGATATAATAGAGTTCACTGCAGCAGATATCTGCAGAAGTGGTTTAGTTAAGGAGTATATCATTGCTAAATTGGAACTCGGTATGGAACAGAGTGGTATGTGATGTTTAATCATGTTGATATTGAAATCCCTCAGTTAAAAAGGGTTACTATTGATGGTGTAAGATATTATGATGTTCCTAATGGGGATAAGTTAGTATCAATTACCTCTGTTATTAGTTGGATTAATAGGGAAATCTTTCTTGAATGGAGAAAGAAAGTGGGAACTGCAGAGGCTGATAAGGTCACTAAGGCAGCTACCAGTAGGGGAACTGACATGCACACATTAGTGGAGCACTACTTAAAGAATGAAGATCTACCTAAGGTTCAACCACTATCAGACTATCTCTTTAAGATTGCGAAACCTACCCTTCAAAAGATTAACAATATCCACGCCCTTGAGACTTCCCTTTACAGTAATCAGTTGGGAGTAGCAGGGACTGTTGATTGTATAGCTGAGTATGAGGGTGAACTAGCGGTAATTGATTTCAAGACTAGTAAGAAACCCAAACCACGTGAGTGGATTGATCATTATTTTGTACAATGTGCAGCCTATGCTTGTATGTTATATGAAATGAGTGGTATAATAGTAAAGAAGTTTGTGATTATTATGTCCTGTGAGGATGGGGAGTGCGTAGTCTATGAAGAATCTGACAAAAGAAAGTACATCAAGATGTTATCGGAATATATTAGAGACTTTGTTGAATCTAAATTACAAGAATATGGCAAAAACTGAGGAACCTACAGTTGATGATCTCATCAAGAGTAAATTTTATTCAGCAAAGAAATTTACTGAAGAGATAGAAAAGATTGTTCTTGAGAATAAGGATATGAAATATGTAGATGCGATTGTTTTCTTTTGTGAGAAGAACAATTTGGATGTAGAGTCAGTTCCTAAACTACTTACTAAACCTCTTAAGGAAAGATTGAAATGTGAAGCTATGGAGCTTAATCTTTTAAAGAAAACATCTCACGCTAAATTACCATTATGAATGATGTCTTGCTGATGGAGAAGTTACATGCCAGTTACTTTGCTCCTAATTGTCCTGTAATGATAACTAAAATTCCTAGACCCATCATGAATGAACTTGATGTATGGGTAAAGGAAAGTAGAAGGTTTAAAGATAGTCCCCTATCCTCACTGAAAGCCCATGAGAATGTTGGGTATTCTAATAGGAAGAAACATAATACATATCAATGTTCAATCCCTACTCATTTAGTAGAGAATTCTTTTTGGTTGGCATGGACTCTGAGATTGGCTGCTAAGTATTGGGGAATGGGAAAAGATCATAGACATTTTAAATTGAGAAAGTGGGATGGTCACTTTGATGGGTATGATATCTGGACTAACTTTTCATATAAAGGAGATGATAATCCAGAACATAACCATGCCGGCTTACTTTCAGGTGTGATATACTATAAGAATCATAAGCATCCTACTATCTTTACTGAGTATTCACATCCTACTTATAGTTGTGAATGTGAGGGACCAGATGGTCACATGATTATATTCCCTAGTAGAACTTTACATATGGTGAATCCCCAGATGGAGAATAAAGAAAGAATTACTTTAGCCTTTAATCTGGTAGCTAATAACGAGTTTCCTGCACTCAATGCTTAAAGTGAATCCATTCGAGACTTACAAATCTTATCTTGGATTAAAGAATCATTTTACCAAAGAGAAGTATGATTATATAAAATACTGTGGGAAGTCTCGGGCTTCTGTGGAATCTTTTTATAAACGTAAGGATAGATTTTTCTTTGAGAAAATAAGTAGACAGAAGAATGATGAAGAGGTAGTAGAGTTCTTTGTTTCTAATTTTGTTTCCTGTGATGATCCTCAATCCCTATGGATTGGTGAGATTATGAGGAGTGGTGAAAAGAATTACACCAGCTGGAAGAAGAGAACTCAGTCTTTAACTTATGTTTTTAAGGAAGAGATAGAGAAAGTTTTTTCTGGAAAAGATTTTGATAAGGTGTTTGAGATAAAGGGAACAAAACATCCTCAGATAATAAAGGAATATCTACAAGGTAATCTTTCCTTAGAGTCTCTTATTATTCTTGAAAAGATCTTAGGATTTCAGAAAAACTTTGATAAGAAACTCACAGATCCTGTATGGAAATTTCTTTCTCTCAGGATGAAAAAGTATATTCCTTTCATAAATATAGATGTATTTCGTTTTAAAAAATTACTTAAACAAATTGTGCTATGAGTGAGTTCTTTAAATCAGAATTGGTTCAGGAAGAACTAAGAGAAATTGAAAGGTTGCAAGAATCAATCTTCAGCAATTTTTATAAGTTTCCTAGTCTTTCTAAGGAAGAACAGTTAAAGCAGATTGAAATTTTGGAGAGTCTGTTACATAAACAGAATATATTTTATGCTAGGTTAAAATTATCTGGTGATCCTGCTGCTCAGCAAATGAAAGAACAATTGAAAATTCAAGCCAAACAGATGGGGTTCCCTTCTGATGTGGATCTAGGTGATGTATTTAAGAATATGTTTAGGATGGTTGAAGTAATGAGAAAGTCTGTTGACGGATCTAATATTCGTTGATAGAATATAGAAGTACACACAAGCCAAATACAACTAATACGAGGTATACAAATGGGTTTTTCCGACCTTAAAAAGCAAAGCTCTTTGGGCTCTTTAACTAGCAAACTAGTC